CCTGCAGCTGCAGCTGCAGAGGTAGTTGTAGTAGGTGTAGAGAGGGGGGTCCAGGGGGGGGAGGCTGTCCCCCGATCCCTCGACTACGCCCTCCGCTGCTGCGCCGCCGTCAATGGGGTGCTCGACCGCCAGCTCGCCGGCGGCTATGCCCGGCTCTACCCGAACGTGGAGCGCCCGACTGCTGCGGCCTGGCAAGCTGCCGGCATTCCGATCGAGTTCGCGGAGGCCACGCTCGCCGAGCTGGCGGGCCGGTTCCCGAACGGCCGCTCCAAACAGCCCAATTCGCTCGGCTATTTCACTGCGGCGCTGCACGAAGCCTGGACAAGCGGTCCGGCGGCTACCGGCATGCCCGCCCTCTCACCTGGCGATCGCGCCCGGGCCCGCGCCGCCGAGCTTGAGCGGGAGGCGGCGAAGTGAGAGGCACCGCGATCGCCCCCGTCCTCGTCCTCCGCGAGCTCGGCCGGCTGCTCGACGTGTACTCGCGTCCGAAGCACTGGCCGCCGAGCGACGACGAAGTCGCCCGCCTGTGGGCCGAGCTCCTGGGTGACGTGTCGAGCGAGCAGCTCGCCCAGGCGGTCACGACCTACCTGCGCGACGATCACCAGTTCATGCCGCGCCCCGGGACGCTGCGGGTCCTCGCGTTAAAGCAACGCGGCGGCGGGATGGTGGACACCGAGACTTTGGAGGCGCGCTACTGGGCATGGGAGCAGCACGGCTACGCGGACGCTGTCGCCGGATCTGGCTTCAGCCCGTGCCCGGTTTGCCATGCCGTCGTCGAACCCGGGACGCATGGCCGGGTGGAGGTACGGCACGATCACGACCGCCACTTCGCAGCAGGTGTGTCCTACGTCGGTCCGCGCACCGGACCCGTCCGGTATCCGCCTGGCGGCATCCCGTACATGGTGCCTAGTGGCGGGACGACCAGCACGACCGTCGCGCACGCCGAGCGGGAACCGGGAGAGGAGCCCGTCACCCCATGAGCGTTATGTCCGCGCGCCGCAGCCGGCGACCGCAGTACACGGAAGCCGACGTGGCGGAGCTCCGCCGGCTGGCGCGCTGGTACGAGGCGATCGCGGACGACTACGGCGCGGCGACCGGGACGACCAGCGATCGGGCGAAGCTGGCGGAGCTGTGCCAGCACGCGCGCGCGGCCCGCCGGTGGGCCGCCCAGCTGCGTGCCAAGGTAGCGGACCGATGAAGACGCTCACGTTGGTCTTCCCGATGCCGCTGAACCTGGCGAACGCGCGGATGCACTGGCGTCAGAAGACGCGCTCGCACGATGCCTGGAAGATGCGCGCGCTGGTGGGGGAGCGTGGGCTCCGCGTGCGGCCGAAGCGCCCGATGGAGCGCGTCCGTGTCACTGCCATTCTGTACCTCGGCCGCGGCGTGATGGACCACGACAATGCGGTGGCGCGCCTCAAGTGGTGCCTCGATTTCCTGAAGGAGCGCGGGCTCATTGTGGACGACGCGCCTAAGCACCTGACCCTGACGGGCATCCCCGAGCAGCGCCAGGGCACGCCGAAACGCGTCGTGCTGACGCTCGAAGAGGTCGCATGATCTTCCCCGTGCCGAAACCGCAGCGCCAGCCGAAGCGCCCGCCGAAGCCAAGGAGCCGGAGCGTGCGGTCCAAGACATCAGGGGGGCACCTGTTCCCGAAGCACGTCAGCCTCTCGCGCCGCGCGTTCATCCGCAAGCAACGCTGCGTCGCCACGGGGGCGCGGACGGGCGACTGGGTGACGGCCCAGCCGTGGATGTCGCCGAGCCTCACGGCGCTGTGTCCCTATAAGGCCCGCGTCGTCGCGGCGCACGTCGATGCGCGCGGCCCCGGCCATCCCGACGCGGCGAACATGGTGCCGCTCGAGTGGATGCTCCACGAGTGGCAGGGGCAGATTGGGTGGGGCGCGTTCCGCAAGCGGCTGGCGCTGATGCCGCCGAAGGAGCTCGCGCAACACTTCGAGGGGCGCTACCAAGCGGCGAACGCAACCTATCAGCGGGAGGTCGGCGGGTGAGGCCCGGTCGTCAGGACGCCCCCCAATGAGCGTGCGATCAGCAGCCGTCGAAGCCGCCGCCAAGGTACGGTGGGTGCGCTCTGAGGAGAAGTACGCCACGACGGCATGGGAAGATGCGCCCGCGTTTGTACGGAAGGCGTATCTCGAAACGGCGCTCCTCCAGCTCCGCGCTGCGCAGGAAGCCGTCGCACCGGGATGGGAAGAACTGCGCCGCGTCGTGGAAGCCTACGTCACGAACGCCAAGGCACCGGGCGCGACGGATTCGCCCCGAGAGATTGTGCTGGCCGCGATTGATCGCGTGCGAGCGGTAGGCGTGGGCAACGTGGGAGGTTTGTCGTGACTGACTCTGGGTCCCTCGCCCCCCAACCGGAGACCGCGCGTGGATGAGCCGCAAGTCGTCCACGGCGTGCGCTGCCCGAAGTGCAATGCCCGTGTTGGGAAGGGGTGTTGGTGGTTCTACGGCTACGACCTGGCGGCGTCGCACCCGGAGCGGTGGGACCAGTACAACCTGTACAACGCGGAGCGCGAGAAGTTGAGGCAATGGAACGCCGGCGCGAAACCTGAAGGCGAGGCATCACAGTGAACACCGGCGACGGGTTCTGCGTCGAGTGTGGGGACACTTTCCGCGAGGACGACACGGGCGGCTACAACCCGGAGTGCCGTTGCGGCAAGGAGCATTGCGTGAGCCTCTGTCGCTCGTGTTGCGACGCCATCGAATCGAGCTACGCCGACGAGGATGAGTACGAGCGCCCCGAGGAATCCTATCCCGACGCGGAGCCTGGGGCGTGACGGCCCTCTCCGCGCACGTCGCGGCCCCCCAACCGGAGACGCGCTGCCCGTCGGTGCATTACTGGTCGGGGATGCATTGCCAGCACAACGCGGGGCACGCGGGCTGCTGCGTGGCGGACGTGTGGGTCGATAAACCGTGGATCAGCAACGGCCAGCGCCACGTATTCCTCTGGTGGGCCGCCGAGCCTCGGTGCAATCAGCGTGACGCGAACGCCACCGATTACGTGGAGGCAATTTCGTGACGGACCTCTCCGCGCACGTCGCGGCGCCCCGATTGGATCGCGCAGCACGCGGAGCCACCGCTAGGTATCGCGCCGCGAGGGAAGTCCTTGATGCGGCACGCAAGACCGCGCTCACCCCAGGCCGGGAGGTGTCGTGGGAGCACGGCGATCATGTTCGCTGGGGACGTGTCACGGATTACGCCTTCGGGCGCGTCAAGGTTCTGCGCGAGACTACGGGGCTGGAATATTGGGTTGATTGTTGGCGGATTCGTGAGATCAACTCCCGATGACTGACCTCGCTGCTTCCGTCGCGGCGCTGCTCCACGACGCAGCCGAACGTGAGCCGCACGCAGAGAACTGCACGGCGCATCCGCGTTATGCGAGTGCCGCATTTGAAGCGTGTACCTGCGACCGTGGGGCGCGGCTCGAAGCGCGCACCGCTCGGGCGATTGTCGCAGCCATCGAGGCGGCAGGACGCCACGGGCACGGCAGCCTATTCGCATCGTCCACGGTACGCGATGCTTGCGAAGGCGATGCGCTGGCGGCGTTGGCGCGTGGGCTCACCGAGGGGGCGGCGTGAGTGAGCGCGCCGGATGGACGCGGCATGAAACGGTGTGGGGTCAGCGGTGGTGGAAGCATACGAGTGGCGGCCTCGTGACTCGTCGGAGCGGTGACTGGAGATATGTCGCATGTGACCGCCAGGTGCGCGTGCGCTCCCGTCTCGGGACAGCGCAGTACGAGCTTGGCTATCGGTGGACGTTGCGCGGCGCGATGCGATTGGTTGAGGGCGCGGCGTGAGCGACCACGAGACCACGCTCGAGCGCGGCGTCCCCGCCGGCGCCGGCCTCAACCCCGGGCAGCTCGGCATCCTGCTGACCAGTCCGTACAGCGAGGACCTGGTCGAGACGCTGAAGACCCTGCCCCGGGGCGACCGCTGGTGGGACGAGCAGCGCGAGGGCTGGTGGGTCGCCGCCGCGCACGAGGCGTTCGTGATCGAGGCCGCGATCGCCGCGCTCGGCGGCGTGAAGGTCCTCGGGCTCGAGGGCGAGTCGGATTACTACGTCGATCGGCACGGGCGGTCGGTGCAAGAAAGGTTGCTCTAGTGATGGTCGCCAGCGTCTTTGACCAGAAGTTTCCCCTCTGGGCGGGGGCATTAGATTGACGGGTAGACATATGCCGCTGCGCCCCCGGGGGCCGCGCCCAGCCAGTTGGGTGATGGCCCCTCTTGTCGTTCGGCCCTTTGTGCAGCTCTACTGCCCGCACCCCCGGGACGGGGGCACGTGCGGCCACGGGCTGCTGGGGCGCGTGCGCTTCCCCCCCACCATTCACGCCTACCCGGTGGCGATGCGGACGGAGACGGACGAGACGGGCCGCGGCTTCGTGAAGCCCTGCCCTAGATGCGGCGGGCTGGTGGAGATCGTCCTGCAGCGGAGGACCGCGTGATCCGCGTCGATACCTCCGAGGCCGAAACGTTCCTCGATGCGCTCTACCGCGACCAGGTCCCGTTCGCGGCCAGCCTGGCGCTGAACCAGACCGCGAAGGACGTGCGGGCGGCCGAGCAGCAGGAGATCGCGGCCAACTTCGTCCTCCGGCAGGCGGACTTCAACCTGCGCCACGTCCGCATCCCCAAGTTCTCGAATAAGGCCGACGACCCCATGAGCGTGACGGTCGAGATCGGCGAGCGCGGCAAGTACCTGCAGAAGTTTCAAGCCCCTGGGGTCAAGACGGCGCTCGATCCAGCGATGCCGATCGCCATCCCCTCCACCAACATCCGCCCGGGGTTCAGTGATCTCGCGCCGCGCGCGCTCTACCCGAAGAACCTCCGCCTCGTCCCCCGCAAGGGCGTGACGGGCATCCTCCCGGCCAAGCGTCACGTCACGGCTCGGGGGGTGCTGCAGCTGAAGGGGAAGCAGCGGACGTTCGTGCTGGATCCGAAGGAGCACTTTGGCGTGAAGACCTGGGGCGTGTACCAGCGCACTGGTCCCGGGAAGCAGGACGTGCGGTTGCTGTGGACGTTCAAGAGTAGGATCCCCATTCCGAAGCGACTGGACTTCTTGGCCGTGGGCGAGCGCGTCGTGAACGAGCGGTGGCAGGAGAATTTCACCGCCGCCTTTGCGCGGGCGATCCGGTCGGCGCGGTGATGCAGCCGATTCGTGGGGTGGGCCTCGCGCAGCGGTGGGCCGCGCAAGCGGATACGCTGCACCGGGAGGGCAAGCTGCCCGAGGCGTTGACGCTCTACCGACGGGTACTGAAGCTGAAGCCGCCTCGAGACATCGCCACCCTGATGCAGTATCGCATCGCCGTGATCTCGTGGCAGATCCAGGAGCACGAAGGCGCGCTGCGCATCTTGGCTCCGCTCGTGGCGCAGAACCCCACGTTCGTGGAAGCGCACCACCTCCTCGGCGTGATTCACGAGACGCGTGGCGAGTACACCCAAGCCGTCGCCGCCTATGAGACGGCGCTGAAGCTCAACCCGCAGCTCGGTGACGTTTGGGAGGGACTCGGGAAGTGCGTGCATGCGTTCGGCGATTCGGAGCTGGCGATCCACTGCCTCGAGAAGGCGATCGCGCTCGCGCCGGCGAGCGGGCCCGTCACGGCCGAGCGTCGCTACAATCTCAGCTACCCCCTGATGGCACTCGGTCGCTGGCAGGAGGGCTGGGCTGCCTACGAGGCGCGCTTCGACTCGCCCGTGTTCATGGGCACCTACGTGATGCGGCACCATGAACCCGCTTGGGATGGCTCGCCGCTGAACGGGCGCCGGCTGATCGTGCACGCCGAGCAGGGCTTCGGGGATTCGCTGATGATGGCGCGCTACCTGCCGCTGATTGAGGGGGACGTGCACATCGAGGTGCAACGGCCGCTCGTGCGACTATTTGAGCAGAGCTTTCCGTTCCGTGCGGTGACCGCTCAAGGTGAGCCCTACCCGCCGTGCGATGGTCAGGTGGCGATGATGAGCCTCCCCCATCGCTTCGGGATGACCGCCGATAACGTGCCAAGCACCCCATGGCTTCATACTTCATGGTCGCTGCCAGGACCAGACCTCCCGGCCGGTGATGGGCTGAAGGTGGGGTTCGTCTGGGCCGGCTCGCCGGATCATCGGAGCGACAGGCGCCGCTCGATCGGGCTCGCGCACTGGACACCGCTCTGGAGTATCCCCGGCGTGACCTGGTACTCGCTCCAGGTGGATCAGGAGCCCGTGAGCGTGCCCTGCCACAACCTGAAGCCGCTCATCAAGGATTTCGCCGACACGGCGGCGCTGATCAGCCAGCTCGACCTCGTGATCTCGTGCGACACGAGCGTCGCGCACCTCGCCGGCGCGCTGGGGAAGCCCCTCTGGCTCCTCCTGCCCACGATCCCCGATTACCGCTGGGGGGTCGTAGGCGAAACGACGCCGTGGTACAAGACGGCGCGCCTCGTGCGACAACCAGCGCAGGGGGACTGGGGCAGCGTGATGCGTGAAGTGAAAGCAGCTCTGGAAGCACTCACCGATGACTAACCACTCGTTTCGGCCCGTCCCTACCATGGTCGCTTCAGACAGTGACTGTGCGTATGCCGCCGGTCTTTTCGATGCTCGTGGGGCCATCCAAGCGCGGTCGCATCCCACCCGTCGCGGCGGCGTAATGCTGCACGTTGTTATATGGGACGAAGAGGCGGCGCTGTTGGTGGCCTGGCTCAATGACCGTTGGCCGATGCAGACCAGGAAGCCGAAAATTATAGCTCCTGGGCCTAGTGGTTTTCTTCCTGGGGCATTTCACATGAGGCCACGGGCTAGGTGGATACTTTCTCACACTACTGATATTTCCCGTTTTGCAAAGGCAATCTTGCCTTATACCCGCAGGCGGCGCCAGCAACTATTGCTCACACTTGAGTTGTCTGAGCGCGTGGTCCTGACAAATCATTCCACGACCAAGCTCGACGACATCGAGCTGGATCGACGCGTGGCGTTGGCAGAACGGATACGTGACTCAGGCCCGCGCGCCTTCAAGGTTCCCACGCGCTGATGGATCGTGCCGACGGAAAGCTCATAGCCTGCCAGCATTGCGGGGAGGACTTCACTCGCAAGCCCATGGGCTGCGCTCCGAAGTTCTGCTCGAAGCGTTGCTACGAGCGGGACAGGTACAAGCGGAAGTCCACTCAGATTCAAGCGCGCATGAAGCTCTGGCGGGACACACATCCAGAGCGCGCTCGTGCGCACGCCCGGAAGGCGCTGCGAAACCGCGACCTCAAGGTGTACGGGCTAACCGTTCAATCATTCAACGAGATGTTGGCCGCACAGGATGGCCGGTGCCTCATCTGCGGCGAGGTGCCGAAGCGGACGCCCCATGTCGACCACTGCCACGAAACTGGGCTTGTGCGCGGGCTGCTCTGCTCGAAGTGCAACACTGCGCTAGGGCTCCTGGACGAAGACCCCGCACGATGCCAGAGGGCCGCGCTGTACCTAGAGAACTTCGTAGCGCGGATGCGCAGGGAAGCCATGCGGCAGGAGGGGGCGTAATGGATCGCGCTGACGCCTCCCTGATTGGTGTGTCGGATTGTCGCTACGGCCGAATGATGTATTTGCGCCAAGACCGCTACATGGGACGCGCGCTGCAGAAGTTCGGCGAGTACTCGGAGAGCGAGGTCGACCTATGGCGGCAGCTCATCCGGCCCGACTGGGTCGTGGTGGATGCGGGGGCGAACATCGGCGCGCACACGGTGGCCCTGGCCCGGCTGGCCGGCCACGTCATCGCCTTCGAGCCGTTCAAGTTCATGTATCACATTCTCTGCGGGAACCTCGCCCTCAACGGCCTAACGAACGTGACAGCGTTCAACTACGCCCTGGGGGCAGGGCATCGCACCATCAAGGTACCCTTCCTGGACTACACCATCGACGGCAACTACGGGGGCCTGGCCCTCGGAGGGTTCGAGCAGGGGGCCACCGTGCCCGTGGTGCCCTTGGATGACGTGTGCCCCGTGGTGCAGCTCATCAAGGCGGACGTCGAAGGGATGGAGGGGGACGTCCTCAAGGGGGCCGAGCGTCTCATCCGGGAGTGCCGGCCCATCCTCTACGTGGAGAACAACCCGGGGCCAGGGATGCCCGCCCTCATCGACCAGATCCATGGCTACGACTACGAGCTGTACTGGCACTACGCCCCACACTTCAACCCCGAGAACTACAAGCAGTGCAGCGTGGAGGACGAGCCTGGCGTGGTGAGCTTCAACATGCTAGGACTACCCCGAGGACATCGCATCAACCTACATGGACTGACGATGATCCCCGAGGGAGAGGCTGTGCATGGCTAACGATCGACTGCTCCTGCGGTGCCGCGTTTGCCTAGATACCACGCTCCTCGCGAAGTGGTGGGGTAACGGTTTCTCTGCAGCCCAGCGTGAGGATACGCTGTTGGCGTTTGTGAAGAAGCACTGGCTCTGTGAGGGCAACAGCACGAAGGCTGGAGTAGCAGATATGTTCGAGCTTCTAGACGAGCGCGCACTCGCTGCACCCTACCCAACTTCCGTGCCAGCGGGTCCTTCCTGAGCCCGTCAACGCGGGTAACCGCAGACGGCACTACTTTACTAGATAAAGTGATTTTTGGTAGAGGGTTTCGGTAGGAATGGCCAGACCACGGAAGAACTCTGCGCAAGACGGGCTAACGGCGGCGCGACGGCGGAAAATGGTCGCCGATGCGAAGCTCGCCGAACTCTCCCTCTTGGAGCGGGAGGGGAAGTCGCTGCCGCTCGAATCGTTCAAGCGCCTGCTCGGGCTGGTGGTGGCCGAGCTGCGGGCGCGGATCACGGCGTTCCCGGGCAAGTACGCGCCGCGCATCGTCGGGCTAAAATCCATCGGCCAAGCCCAGGCCATTCTCGAGGAGATCGCCAACGACTTTCTAGCGACGCTCCGACAAGCAGGAGGGGATGTTCGGGATGTTGCAACTCGCGGAAGTGAACGCGCTCAACCTCGCCGCCGCGGTCGTCCACGCGGGCCTACCGCCCGCCCCTAAACTCACCGTCTCGGAGTGGGCGAACGCCAACCGGATTCTCACGGGGCACGCCTCGGCCGAACCCGGTGAATGGCGAACGGATCGGGCTCCCTACCAGCAGGAGATGATGGACGTCTTCACCGACCCCATGGTAGAGGCGGTCGTGTTTATGTGCGCCTCGCAGATCGGAAAGACGGAGATCGTCAATAACATCGTCGGCTACTACATCGACCAGGACCCAGCGCCGATCCTGGTCGTGCAGCCGAACGTGGACCCCATGGCCAGGACGTGGAGCACCGACCGACTGGCCCCCATGCTGGCGGCGGCGGCCTGTTTGCGGGGCAAAGTCTCAGACCCCAAGTCCCGGGACACCTCGAACACCGTGCTGCACAAAGTCTTCCCCGGTGGGCATATCACCGTCATCGGCGCGAACTCGCCGTCGGGACTCGCCTCTCGACCGATCCGCATCGTGCTGTTTGAGGAGATCGACCGCTACGATGAATCCATCAGCACGGAAGGCGATCCGATCAAGCTCGGGGAGCAGCGGGCGGCGAACTTCTGGAACCGCAAGACCCTGAAGAACTCCACGCCAACGCTCAAGGGATTCTCACGGATCGAGAAGGAGTATGCGAAGTCTGACCAGCGGCGGTATCACGTTCCCTGCCCCGCCTGTGGCGCGTTCCAGGTGCTCATCTGGAAGAACCTCCACTGGGAGGAGGGACAGCCGGAGACGGCGGCCTATGCGTGCGACCACTGCGGAACGCTCATCGCTGAGATCGACAAAGCCCAGCTGTTGGCGGGAGGAAAGTGGATCCCCGAAAATCCCGGTTCGCGGATTCCGGGTTTTCACATCAACGCGCTCTATTCGCCGTGGCAGCGGTGGGGGAAGCTCGCGGCCGAGTGGCTGGATTGCCAGCAGGAACTCGGCGCCCTTCAGGCGTTCATCAATCTGAAGCTCGGTGAGACGTGGGAGGAACGTGGCGGGATGGACACCGATGACTTGGAGGGCCGCAAGGAAGCCTATGTGGCTGACGTCCCGGCCGGCGTGGGACTGTTGACCGCAGGGGTGGACGTCCAGGACGACCGGCTGGAAGTCATCATCCGTGGCTGGGGGCACGGGGAGGAGTCCTGGCTCATCACGCGGACGATCATCCTCGGGGATCCGAGTGGGGAGAGCAAAGACAGAACGAAGCCCTCGGTCTGGGCGCAGCTCGACACCCTCCTCCACACGGACTGGCGACACGAAGCAGGGGCCACGATTCGCGTCGACACGACCTGCGTGGACTCTGGCGCGCACACCGACGCGGTCTACCGCTTCTGCAAACCTCGCTACGGGTTTCGAGTGTTCGCCACGAAGGGGTACTCGGGGCCCGGTCATCCCATCGTGAATCACAAGCCATCCGTCAGCAACCGGGGCCGCGTGCGGCTGTTCTTCGTCGGGACCGACGCGGCGAAGGACTCGGTCTACGGGCGGCTGCGCATCTCGACCCCCGGGCCGCAGTTCATGCACTTTCCACTCGCGGCGGATGCCGATTACTTCGACCAGCTCGTCGCGGAGAAGGTGGTCAAGGAAATGGTGAACGGTCGCTGGTTCCGGCGCTACAAGCTGCCCCGCGGCCGGCGCAACGAGGTGCTGGACTGTGAGGTGCTGGCGCTCGTGGCGCTCGAGCTGTCGAGCGCGCGGAAGGAGCAGCTGGGGGTGCTGGCTCGGCGATTGGGCGGCGCACCCGCGCCTGCCGTCCCGGAGCCGCCCCCGACGACGATGGCGGCAGAGAAGCTGAAGAAGATGCGCCGGACCCCGAAGCGGCGGAACTGGATCAACGACTACTAGTGGCGCTAGTGAGGTGCTCCACCTAAGTTAGAGACTGATGCACGACCGCCCCCTGGGGATGTCCCCGGGGGGCTTTTTCGTTGGGGGGATCTCTGCACAACGAACGACCGGCTTCCGAACCAACGGTCGCCCGCGCGGGCGATACCTGGGCGTGGACGAAGCACGTCCCCGGCCATCTGTCGGGGGACGGCTGGACCTTGAAGTATGCCTTCCACAACGTCGGCTCGGCCTCCGCCACGGGGACGAAGCTCGAGATCACCGCTGGCGCCAACCCCAACGGCGTCGACCATGACGTCGATGTCACGGCCGCCAATACCGCGGCCCTCGTGCCCGGCAACTGGAAGTGGGTGGCCTACGTCGAGTCGGGGACGCAACGCTACACTGTCGACAATGGCGTGCTCTTCCTCGAGCCGAACCTCGCGACGGCCGGCGCCGGCACCCAGCAGACCCACAACGAGAAGATGCTCGCGGCGATCCAGTCTGTGCTCGAGGGCCGGGCGGCTGCGGACATCGAGTCCTATCAGATCGCTGGCCGCGCCGTGAGCAAGATCCCCGTCGCCGAGCTCGTGAAATGGCACAACGTGTACCTCGTGCGCGTGCAGCGCGAGCGGAACCCGCAGCAGTTCGGCACGATGCATCTCACCACGTTCGTGCGGCCCTGATGGCCCGGCGCCGCCTGCCGCCCGCCCCGCTCCGCAAACTGCTCTGGTGGGAGCGCCTGGCCCCCGCGCCCGTCCAGGCGATGGCGCAGCGCGCGGTCATCGGCCTCGAGGGCGGCGGCACCTCTGGGTGGTCGGGCTTTGCCGGGGCGCGGATCAGCCGGCTGCTGATGGACTGGGTGATGGGGACGCTCTCGGCCGACAAGGAGATTCAGGGCGACCTCTTGATCCTGCGGGCCCGCTCGCGCGAGCTCTGCCGGAACTCCGCCTACGCGAAACGCTTCCTGCAGCTGCTGCGCGCCAACGTCGTCGGCCCGATGGGGATCCGGCTGCAGGCGCGGATCCGCTCCGCGGACGGCCGGCCATTCCAGACCGTGAACGCCACGATCGAGGACGGCTGGGCGCGCTGGTGCCTGCGCTGCACAGTGGACGGCCGGCACTCCTTCCGCGACGTGCAGGGGTTGCTCGCCACGTCGCTCGGGCAGGATGGCGAGTTCATCCTCCGCTTCGTCCGCGGGTTCGACAATCCGTTCCGCTTCGCGCTCCAGCTCATCGACCCCGATCTCCTGGACGTGACCTACAACATCCCCCGCGGGAACGGCCAGAACGAAGTGCGCATGGGGGTCGAGATCGACCAGTGGGGCAAGCCAGTGCGCTACTGGCTCTGGAATCGCCACCCGTCCGAGACAGGCCTCGACCGCAAGCGCGAGCCGGTGGCGGCGGCCGACATCATCCACGACTTCCTCCCCCTGCGCGTGAATCAGACGCGCGGGGTGCCCTGGTTCCACCCGGTGCTCGTGCCGCACAAGATGCTCGAGGGTTACCAGGAGGCGGAGCTCGTCGCCGCCCGCACCGCCGCCGCGAAGCCGATCTTCTACGAAACGACGCCTGACGCGGCGATCACCGGCACGCAAGACGAGGCCATCGACTCCGTGCCCGAGGAGATCGCGCCGGGCATGGCGCACGAGCTGCCGCCCGGCTACAAGGCGGTCCAGAACGATCCCACACATCCGACGCAGGCGTATGGCGACTTCGTGTCCTCGATCCTGCGGTCGATCGCCGCGGGACTCGGGGTCTCCTATCACTCGCTCGCGAATGACCTCTCGGGTGTGAACTACTCCTCGGCGCGCGTCGGGGAGCTCGCCGACCGGGACGAGTGGCGCGCGCTGCAGCAGTGGATGGTCGAGCACGTGCATACGCGCGTCTATGAGGAGTGGCTCAAGATCGCCCTGCTCACGGGCGAGCTGCCGGGGCTCTCCGTCGATCCGCGGAACTACCTCCGGGTCGCGTGGCGTCCCCGCGGGTGGGCCTGGGTGGATCCGCGCAACGAGCTCGACGCCTCGGAGAAGGAACTGGCGCTCGGGTTGAACTCGCGCACCCGGCAAGCCGCGGAGCAGGGGCGCGACTTCGAGGAGATCCTCGAGGACTTGGAGGAGGAGCAGAAGCTTGCCGCGGAGCACGGGCTGATCCTCGGGCCGGTGGGTGGGCAGACCCCTGGGCCGAACCAGCAGGGCCTCAAAGAGGACGACGCGGTCACTGGGGCCGACAAGCAGGGGAATGGAAACGGCAACCGCGTCGCCGCTCATTTGAGGGAGGGCTAGGCCCATGGCCGCCTACAACAAGTTCCAGGACTTCATCGAGCAGGTGTTCCTCGGCAAGCACATCGTCGGCACGCATGTCTTCAAGCTCTACCTGTCGAATGAACTGCCCCTCGCCGCCGACACCGTCAAACTGGACATCGCCGACATCACCGCCGGGAACGGGTACACGGCTGGGGGCACGGATGCCGCGCTCACCGAAGCCGAAGCATCTGGCACGCTCACTGTCACGGGCACGTCGATTCTCTGGACAGCTACGGGCGGCACGATCGGGCCGTTCCAGTACGCCGTGCTCTACAACGACACGCAGACCGCGCCGGCCGATCCGCTGGTGTCTTGGTGGGACCGCGGCGCCGCGCTGACGTTGCAGGATGGCGAGTCGTTCCGCTGGAAGCCCAACAACTCGGCGACGACGGGCACCGTCTTCACGGCGGCATGACGGTCGGCGAGCGGGTCTATCGCTGGGGCTGGCGGCTGGCGAACTGCCTGCGGGTGCGCCTGGGTTGCCCCGCCATCCCGAAGCGGTGCTGCCGGAATCCTCGCAACCTCGGGCCGGTCATCACGGACACGGCCAACGCGCAGGGCACGCTGACGTATCGGCGCTGCCAGGTTTGCGCCTGTCGGCACTTCGAGTTGACCGCTGCGCCGGGACACTTCGGCGTCACGGGGGCCTAGCGTGGAATGGGAGGCTTATCTCGCCGGCGGCGAAGTGGTCACGTCGCAGGAGCGTCCGTGGGTGGACGTGCCGCCGCGCATCCTCGTGGTGCGGTCGTGGGACGGCCCCCGCAAGGGGATCCACTGGGGCGACAGTCTCTACGGCGACCCGGCTACGTGGGTCGCGGGGGTGATCGTGTCTGACGGGGAGTTCACGCGGACGATGGAGCGCGCGCGCCGCAACGTCCTTCCACCCTCGCGACGGGGCGCCTAACTCGTGTCCGTTATCACCCTTCGCCCCTCGGGCGACGGCACGACGACCGGGTGGTCGGTCACCGGCGGCACGGGATCGCACGCCTCCGCCATCGTGGACGATCCCGATGCGAACGATGGGGACACGTCCTACGTCCTGAGCCCAAACGCGCTCGACGGCACGATGTTCGTGGACCTGGACGACGTGCCGGCGGACTTCGACCCGGCCGCCATCAACAGCATCACCATCAAGGTGGCGCATCGGCGGCTGAACACGCCGGTCATGGCGGTCGATCTCGGGACGGTCAACGCCTTCCTGACCCGCGCCGACGAGCTAACGGCGATCAGCACCACCCCTACAGCGGTCAGTTCCCCGATTCAGGCGGGCTACCTGCTGACGAGTTTCACCCCGAGCCCGACGGGCACGCACACGGTCGCGGAGTGGAATGGGGCGCGGCTGGCGTTGGTGTTCGACCACACCAGCAGCCAGACCATCGACACGGTCAATCAGAGCCGCATCACGGCGGCGGAAGTCGTCATCGACTACACGCCCGCGGCCCCCCAGGTCTTCGACTTGGACGCGCAGCCCGGTTCCTACGCTGTAACGGGTGCGGTCGCTGGTCTCGTGGCAAACTTCGTGCTCGCCGCCGAGGTCGCGGCCTATGCGCTGACCGGAGCGGTTGCGACGTTCGGCGTCGAGCAGAACAACGCGCCAGGCAGCTATAGCGTCTCGGGCGCGGCGGGGGGGTTCGTCGCCAGTTACGTCGAGAACGCGGTGCCGGGTTCCTATGCCCTGACGGGTCAGGCGGCGACGTTCGCCCTCGAGTTCCCGGCGACCGCTGGGGTCTACAGCCAGACGGGCGTCGTCGCCGATCTCGAATACACGCCCCTCGGGCCGGCGGAGTTCCCGCTCGATGCCCAGCCTGGCGCGTACAGTCTGACCGGCGCCCCTGCCGGCCTCGTGGCGGCGTATCTGTTCCCCGCCGATCCTGGGAGCTACAGCGTCACCGGCGTCACGGCCGGGCTGGTGGCTGGATATGTCGTCGAAGCCGTGCCCGGGGTGTACCTCCTCACCGGGACCGCAGCGGAGTTCGCCTTCCTGGCGGGCGGGGCCTTCGAGCTGGATGCCGCCCCCGGCGTGTACGTCGTGACCGGGTATGCGGACGGCGCGGTGATTGTCGAGCCCGTGACCGGCACCGCCCGCTACCGGGTGACCCAGGGTCTCGTGGCTCGCACGCTCATTGCCAAAGTGGGCGGGCGGTCGCGGAACGTGTAGGGGCGTTGCGCGAATCGCCGCCCGGCGTTACCGTAGAGGCAACGTAGGACACCATCGCCCTCGGGGGCTCATCCCTCCGCGGGCGTTTCCGTTGCCGCCACCCCCAGGGGTTCTCCTGGGGGTTTTGTCTTTTCGGGAGTCGAGATGACCAAGCGTCAAGCGAGTCCCACGCTCTACCGCACCGCGCCCTTGGAAGTCGTGCGCGCGAGCGACGGCAAGAGCGATCCGGAGGTCCGGGTCGCGCTGTCGTCGGATACGCCGATCGAACGCACTGATTGGTGGGGCGAGCGGTGGATCGAAATCCTCGAGCACTCGAAAGACGCGATCGACTTCTCGCGCGCGAAGCAGGGCCTCCCCCTCCTCCTGAATCACAACACCAATCAGCAGGTGGGGCGCATCGAGAATCTGAAAGCCGACGAGGACGGCGTCCTCCGCGGGACCGTGCGATTCAGCCGCGGTGCGCAGGGCCAAGAAGTCCTCCAGGACGTCCTGGACGGGATCCGCGTCGAGACCTCCATCGGCTACACGATCCAGGACCGCAAAGAAGAGCAGGAGAAAGGCAAGATCCTCACCATCCGCGCCACGCGATGGATGCCGATGGAAGGGTCGCTCGTGCCCGTGCCGGCCGACCATACGGTGGGCGTCGGCCGTGCCGCAGACCCCCAAGCCCCCGTACCTCTCGAGGAGAAGCGAACCATGGAACCGACCTCCCCTCCGGCCCCGGCCCCAGCCCCGGTCGTGACGGTCGCCGCGGACGCCGGCGCCGTGGAGCGCACGCGCGTCTCCGAGCTCCGCGCCCTGCAGCGGTCGCACAAGGTCAGCGACGCGAAGTTCGACGAGTGGCACAGCAAGGGGACGACTGTCGAGCTCGCCACCCGCGAAGTGCTGGCGGGCTACGAGCAGTCGGTGCGGCCGGGCTTCATGGCCTCCGCCGACTCGCCGGTGGTGTCGACCGCGGACCTCGAGCGTGGACGGTACTCGCTCTGCCGCGCCCTGTTGGCGATGGCCTCCGGGAAGGAGACCGATCCCCGCAGCATCGCGCCGTTCGAGATGGAGGTGCACGACGCGATCGTCGCGGCGCGGGGCCAGCCCAAGAACGCCACTGGGCTCTACGTCCCGGTCAACCTCTGGGTGAAGCCCGCGGGTGCCCAGGCCATCCGGGAACAGCTCTACTTCCAGCGCGGGGCGCACGAAGTCGCGACCGCCTCGAAGGGCGGCGAGCTCAAGTTCACCGAGCCCGGGCCGTTCATCGAGCTCCTGCGCAACCGCATCTTCACGCGGGCGCTCGGGGCGCGCTTCCTCGCCGGCCTGAACGGGGACGTCCAGTTCCCGCGTCAGACGGGGGCGCACACCGTCGCATGGGTGGGCGAGTCGCCGACGGCCGACGCGTCCGAGTCGAACCTCACGCTCGACAACCTGAACCTCGCGCCGAAGCTCGCGACGGCGACCACGTCCTACACGCGGAAGCTCTTGGCGCAGGCGGTCGTGGACATCGACAACCTGATCCGCGACGACTTCGTCCAGGTCTTCGCGATCGAGGCGGACCGGGTCGGCATCAATGGGCTCGGCACGTCGAACGAGCCGCGCGGCATCCTGAACACGGTCGGCATCGGGTCCGTCGCCGGCGGGACGGACGGTCTCGCGCCGACCTACAACCACGCGGTGGATCTCGAAAAAGAGGTGGCGATCGACAACGCCGACCTCGGGTCGCTGGCGTACCTCACGAACCCCAAGGTCCGGGCGGCGCTCAAGAAGGTGGCGCAGATCAGCGCGACCACCGGCATCCCCGCCTGGTTCAAGGGCGAGCTGAACAGCTACCGCGCCGAGGCGACGAACCAGGTGCCCTCGAACCTCACGAAGGGCACGAGCACCACGATCTGCTCCGCGATCATCTTCGGCAACTGGCCGGAGCTGCTGTACGGGCAGTGGGGCGACATGGAGGTCGTGGTCGATCCCTACACCCAGGCGCGGCGCGGCAACATCCTGATCACGCCGTACCTGATGCTGGACGTCGGGGTGCGGCACCCGGTCTCCTTCGCGGCCATGAAGGACGCGCTGGCGTCCTAATGCGGATCCGGATGACGCGAGGGGTTGGCTGGCAGAACGGCCAATCCCTCGACCCCGGCACCGAGCACGACATCCCCGACTACTGGGCGAAGCAGTTCATCGCGCAGGGTCGGGCGGTGCCGGTGCCGAGCGAGGCGGTCGAGGTGCGGGAGCCCGACGCCGAGCACCGAGACCCTGCGCCGGCGAGGAAACGTGGCGCTCGGAGACAGTGACATCACCCCGATCCTCGCAGATCTCAAGGCGCGCGGCGAGGCGGTCGACGTGGTCCTGGGGGGAACGACGACGCAAGGCGTCCTCCGGCAGAGCCAGGAGCTCCTGACGGGGGACGGGGGGCAGGTGGAGCGGGTGAGCTTCGTCACGGTCAAGGCGGGGTCGCTGCCCGGGCTCGCGATCGGGAGCGCGTTGACGGTGGGGGGCGTGAGCCACACGGCGCGGGACGTGGTGCCGGGCGACGATGCGGGGCTGACGGACATCATCATCGCCCCGTGATCTACGCGCTCCGCAAGCTCGTCGAGGCCGACTTCACGGTGGCGGCGATCAACGCCCAACTCGCCATCCTGAACACGCTCTACACGCTCACGGTGCCGAACATCGTGACGGTCGCAGACGGGGCGGTGACGGTGGTCGGCGGGTTGCTGCCTGCGGCATTCCCGCTGGTGCTGCACTACATCGGGACGCAGCCGGTGAATGGGGAGCCGGCGAGCTTCGGGAAGCGCGACGTGCCGGACTGGCCGCTGCTCTTCACGTACCACACGCGGCGGCAGGATCTGGCGCTGGCGCGGCGGGACAGCGAAGTGACGCTCGAGGCCCTGCTCCCGCTCTACGAAGGGCTGATGGGGAAGGCGTTCGGGGCGACGCTCCGGCAGATCGTGGAGATCGGCACGTTCAGTCCCACGATCGAGGTGTTCGACACGAAGGACCAGGCGGTGGTGCGGATCGGTGGCGTGCTGCGCGGCAGCGTGATCGGCCGCACCCAAGGAGTCTGAGCGATGCCCCAGGTCAAGCGGTTCCAGGTCGTCTTCGCGAAGACGGAATCTGTGGAGGGCACGGATCCCGTCCCCACGGGGCCCGACGCCCTGCAGCTCGTGCAGCCCGCGGCCATCACCTGGGGCGCTTACCAGAACAACGAGCAGGACGACAAGGACAACGAGAAGCTCGAGCCGGACGCGCCCCTGGCCCCGAGCTACCCCTGGGCGGAGATCGCCTGCCGGCTCTACATCCGCGGCAAGGGCGCCGCCTACTCGACGACCGCCGGCCCCGAGCCCCACGCCGTGATCCCCGCGGCGGGGTTCTCGTCCACCCTCACGGCGTCGGAGTGGATCTACGACACGCTCTCGGCGGTCGCCGGCGGCTTGAAGACGCTGACGTTCTACGCCTTCAAGGGCCTCGATACCAACGTGTACGTCCTCCACAAGATCCTGGCCGCGCGGGTGAAGAGCCTCCGGTTCTCGGGCGAGGCGGGCCGGCCGGGGTTCCTCGACGTCGTGGCCCGGGGGGAGTACGTCGAGCCGACGGATACCGCGATCATCGCCCCGACCTACTTCACGAGCATCGCACCGCGGTTTGCGGCGGCGGGGTCGTGGGCGCTCGGGGCCTTCTCGACCGGGTTTGTGAAGCGGGCGAGCGTGACGATCGAGAACACCGTCGCCTTCCGCGAGAACGCGAACGCTGCGACGGTGCGGCACCTCATCACCGGCCGGCGGCTCCTGTGGGACGTTGGGGTCGAGGCCGCGCGGGTGGCCGACTACAACCCCTGGCTCAAGTGGACCACGCGCGCGCAGGAGGCGCTGACGATGGTCTTCGGCACGGGCGGGGGCAACAACAAGCTCACGATCGCCGCCGACCGCGCGCAGATCACCGAGGAGCCCGCGAGCTACGAGGAGGAGAACGGCCTCATCCGCTTCGCGGCCAAGGGCGTGCTCGACCCCGGCGGGACGAACCGCATCAAGCTGACCTACAACACCTGATGCCTTTCGATACGCGCGCGTGGGTGGAGGCGAACAGCCCCCCGGTCTTCATCGACCTGGACGGGAAGACGTACACGGGGCGGCTGTGGTCGCATCTCGAGTACATCAAGTGGCTGCGCGTCTTCCAGGCGTGGGTCGCCGGCGACCGCGACGAAGCGACCTACGAAGCCAAGCTGCGCGAGCTGATCGCGTCGATGGGGTTCTCCGAGGAGGCGATCGCGCGGATGCTGAAACTGCCCGATGGGGCCTTTGAGGGGGTGCTGGCGGATTTTTTCGACCGCCAGCGCGCGGGGCGGACACGCTCGCCCTCAACGCCGGAGCCCCTGCCCCCAGCCCCGACGAGCCCGACGACCGCACCTGCGTCAGTACCCTCCGCTTCCTGAAGCACTGGCCCGGACTCTACTGGAGTCCGGTGTGGCAGACCACCGACGGCATCATCCCCTGGAAACTGTTCGCGCTCCTCTCGGACGATGAGCTGTTGAGCGAGGCCTTTCCCGAAGGAACGGAGTAGATGGCGAGCACCCCTGAAGCCCGGCTGAAGATCATCGCCGAGAACCTGGCCCGCGCCGCGCTCGCCGAGCTGAAGCGCGACGTGCAGGGGACCGGCACGGCCGCCTCCGGGGCGTCGATCGGGTTCGGGAAGATGGTGTTCGCCAACGGCCAGCTGATTGCCTCGACCGCCACCGCGCGCCGCGGTCTCGGGCTATTCCAGAACGGGCTCCAGCTGCTCGCCTTCCAGGCGGCGGGGATCCCCGGACCGCTCGGCAGGGCGGCGGCGGGCATCGGGCTTCTCGGCGTGGGGTCGCTCGTCGTGACCGGAGGGATCGCGGGGCTCGGCGCGCTCGCCCTCGGGTGGAACGTCCTGACGAAAGACGTCACCGCCTCGACGGCCGCGATCACCAAGTTCGGTGAAGGCTTGAACACCGCGAGCACCCCGGGCCAGCGGTTCAAGGTGCTGATCGCCGACCTCGACCAGGACCTCGACAAGATGACGGGTCGCTTCCGGGGGATGGCGGACTTCCTCGCGCACGTGCCCGGCGGCGGCGCGGCCTTCATCGATCTGCTCGAGGTGTTGGAACGCCGGCAGCGCACGAAGGGCGAGGAGGCGGGCGTGGGGGCGGCCCTGGCGGTGCGGCAAGCCCGGCTCGCGCAGGGTGAGGCCCTCATCGACAAGCTCCGGCTCGAGGCCGACGCCGTGGGGAAGACGGCTGCCGAGACTGCCCGCCTGCACGCGGCCGAGCTGGGCCTGAGCGCCGATCGCACGGCGGCGCTCGTGGCGGAGGCGACCCGCCTCGAGCGGCGCAAGGAGGAGAACCGCGTCCTCGCGGCGCAAAAGGATCTGCTCCAGGAGATCGCGGACATCAGCCGCGAGACCGAGCAGTTCGGCGCCTTCGACGTGCAGCGGCTCCGCGTGCCCGGGCTCGCGGACTTCCAGGCGCAGGAAGTGGCGCGACGGGCGACGTTGGACGTCGCCGCGCTCGAGCGGCAGGGAGGCGCCTTCGGCTTTGGTCTCGGCCAGGACTTCTTCGACCGCGCCCAGGCGGACGTCGATGCCGCGATCGCCAGCTTCCCCGAGAAGGCGGGGAAGCCGGCCGGCCAGCTCATGGCCCTGAGCTTCCTGCAGGCCATCGCAGCGTCCCAGCAGGGGGGCGCCGCGGGCGTCTTCGGTGCGTTGGGGGGCATCGCGACTGGCGCCTCTGCCCTGAAAGGCGCGCCGGACTTTCTCGGCCCGTTGGGCTTCGGCTTGTCGCTCGTGGGGAGCGCGTTCAGTCTGTTCGACCGGAAGTCCGATGAGCGCGAGCGCAACGAGGAGCGCCGGCACCGGCAGCTCCTGGGGACGCTGCATGACGGATTCCTGCGTGTCCAGTTCCTCAACGCCGACGGCACCCCCGAAGGCGGGCTGTACGAGCTCCGCCGCGCCGAACGCCTGGGCGGTGAGCCGCGGCTGGGGGGCCTGTGAGCGCCCTCCTCTGCGTAGACAACCTGTTCGACACCGTCGAGCAGTATCCGGACCACACGGTCACGGCCGAAGAGGAGCCGGCGGGGTTCGAGGCGCATCGTTTCGCGGCGGGGCGGCGCGACCAGCACGCGTCCGCGACGACGGCCGACTCCGACTGGTGGATCAAGAGCGTCTTCGACCGCGTGCGGGCCTTCGATTTCATCTGCCTGTGGGATCACAACCTGGCGGGCGAGACCGTCCGCATTCAGGCGTCGGACGACGACTTCGGGACGATCCAGACGGTCTTCGACGCGGCGCTGCCGACGGTGCCCGGGACCGGCGACGTGGACGACGCGCTCGGCGTGCTGTGCGAGGACGGCATGATGTGGCTCAAACGGGTGCCGGTCCGCGCGGCGGCCGCCGTGCGCATCTACTCGGTGGCGATGGGCGCGGGGCTCAAGCCCCTCCTGAACGGCCTCGTCGGCCTGTCCTACAGCTTCGATCGCGACATGGGCGAGCTCGTGGAGGCCAACGATCTCCTCGCGACCCGGGAGCGCAACGAGGCGGGCTACGTGGGCCAGGGCCGCCGCACCGTGTTCCCGTCTGGTGTCGTGCCGATCCACCACACCACGTTCGATGCCTACGAGCAGTTCCGGTATCACCTCAAGCGGTACGGGGCGGGGTCGTCCGCCGTCCTGATCTTCGACGAAGCCCGCGCCGAGCAGGCCTTGATGGTGCGGCGGCCGGACCAGCGGCTCGGGTTCCGCCAAGACCGCTCCTACTTCTATCCGTTCGGCCAGCTGCCCTATGAGGTGCATGAGCCGAAGGAAGGGGCGCTCTAATGGCCGCCGTGCAGACCCGGGACATCCTGCTCCGCGTGGGGGGCCGGACGCTGCACCGCCTGGGCGTGCTCGCGGCGGCGGGCGCGGGGCGCGGGTACGTCGAGGTCAAGGAGACCTTCACCCGGGCAGCGGTGCGGCGGTTCCGCGACCGCGACGGGATCGGCAAGAAGGCCGCCGCAGACAAGGTCGCGATCGAGTACCCGGGCGAGCTGTCGGGGCTGGTGGATCAGTTCGGCTATCCCTACGGCGGGCCGGTGCTGAACGGGGCGCGGACGCAGCTCGTCACGGACCCAGAAAACTTCGGCGCGTGGAGCGTTGACGGAACGCCGGTTCTTACGAGCGCCCAAGCAGACCCCTTCGCCGCGACGGCGGCGTATCTATTCGATGATAACGACGCGGCTGCTGCGGAGCGCGTGTGGCAGATCGTCGGTTTCACTGCCGACGCGACGAAGGCACTCTCGATCTTCATGCGGGCGGGCACCTCGGCCAATAGCATGTTTGGGCTATTCGACCTGACCGCAGGCGTCTGGCGCCACAGGGTCAATGTAGCGTGGAGCGGCGGTGTGCCAACGCTGTCCACGGACCAGGGAACCGGGACACTCTTCGCCGTCGAGAATTGGGGCGGCGGGTGGTATCGGCTCTCGGCCAGCGTCAACGCGGTGGTTGCGGCGAACACCAATCGGTTTTACCTCCTGCCGACGCAGGACATCGTTGGACAGACTGGCACGGCCTACTTCTTCGGCGCCAACGCCTGGAACGCGCCCTTCCCGTCGAGCTACCAGGGGCCGGGCGAAGCGGCCGGGGCGGGGGACAGCCTCACGCTCCCGTTCAACTTCGGGCCGATGGACCTCACCGTGCTGGCCCGAGTCGCCAGGCCGGTGTGGGCGGATGCGAGCGGAAGCATTCCGACAGTCAACGTTTTCTCGCTTGGGGTAGATGCCAGTTTTGTCAAAGGCCTTGAGCTTGGCGGACTCGCCTCGGCGCGCCAGTGGGATGCCACGCTGTACGGCAACACCGGGGCCTTCTCGCGGGTGCTCACGAATATCGCCGCCGGTGCGGAACAACGGGTCAGCCTCCAAGCCAAGAACATGGGGACGGCTGCTCCACTCGTTGCGATGGATGTAGGAACGGGACTCTCTGCGTTCGACGATGGTGCGGATAGCATTAGCGCGTGGGACAACCAGACGCTGTATGTGGGCAGGCACGGCGTTGCTGGGCAGGAACTCGAAAGCGTCCTCCTCGACTTGATCTTCGCCAGAAATCTCCACTCTCTACAGGAGATGCTTGAGATCCCATGAAGACGAAACGGTGCAAAGACTGCGGGCAGGAGGCGGCAATCTCCTATCTGAGGCTCCACTCGTTGGCCGAGATGGAGGCCGTGCCCTAGATGCGGCCGGTCCATCCCAACCTGCTGGCGCTGCTCCGGCGGGAGCCGTCGCGCCTGCGCTACCCCGTCGAAGCGCATGGCATTACCAGCGCCGCCATCAAGCAGACCAAGGCGCACTGGCTCGCCGGCGACGGCCCGCCCTCCGGCGCGGACTTCGAATTCGTCGTGGACGGGGGCTTGCGGCTGGCCTCGACCATCGCCGCCCTGATCAGTTCCTCCACGGGATCGAGCTTCTTCACCGACCTGAACCGCGCCGACCCGTTTACGGTGGGCGTCGTCTCGCTCGGGGGGACGGAAGATCCCAACGTCGAGATCATGCGGGTCAAGGCCAACCTGCACCCCAACCGCGACGGCAGCGGCAAGACCGTGGTGTGGTGGGTCTGCGAATTGTATCGCGTCTTCAGTTACCACCGTTCGGCCCCCGTGGGGGCCGCCATCGGCCTCATGCCCCTCTGTGCGCCGCTCCGGGTGCCAGCCCTCGGGGAAGCGGCTGGCGACGTGACGTTCGACTTCTCGACGCTCGCCGTGCGGCCACGTCCGAAAGCCTTGGGGTCGGCGGAGCTGTATAACGCGCCTGACAACGTCTGGCAGCGCGATCCGACCGTCGTCGTCTTCATCTACGGCCTCAAGGCCGATGGGAGCGGCGCCACCAACGTCGGCTGGGGTTGCGACAACACGATCACGAGCTTCGGCACGGGCAACGTGCTGCGGGGCTGGACGCTGCGGTACCCGACCGTCCGGGCCCGGGAGCCCTGGCTCGTGGATGGCGCCGACGCCGGCGTCACGAACGTCCCCAAGCTCACCATCGAGACGGGCAGCTTCACTGAGGCGACGATCACGTTCTCCAGCGGCAACCTCCTCGGCCTCGGGGCCGCGCCGACGGGCCGCGTCTATCTCGCCGGGCTGGCCGACACGCCACCCGGGACGTCGGTGACGTTCCGGATCCGCAACGACGCGGACTCGGCCTTTGTGGCGTACCTGGACGGCCAGGCGTTTGATGAGATCGGCCTCACCGCGACCCAGCTCCGGAAGGTGCAGGCGACGCTCACGCCCAACGCCGCCGGGAACCTCACGCCCACCCTCCGCAAGCTCGGCATGGAAGAGAAGACGATCGTCGATCTCTCCCATGTCGCGCACATCGTGCGGTACAACAGCCACGTGGACCCGGTGACCCTCGAGGGCCGGATCACCACCGCTACACTGCGCGCGGTGAAGAATGGCGTCCGGGATTTTCGCTCGACGATCGAGGACCTGCTGACCACCTACGATCTCGTCAATCTCGAGTTCCGCTGGTACGCCGGGGCCACGGCGCTGCCCAGGAGCCAGTGGACGCTGATCGAGAGCTTCGTCGTGGTGGACGACTTCGAGCCCGACGCCGCCGCGGTGGGAATCGAGCTGCTGGGGGCCAACGCCCTGATCGCCGCCGCGCTGCCCAAGTACGACCTCTCGGGCTCGGGGGTCGAGACCCCGGACAGCACGGTGACGAACCCGGGCGCCTGGACGGACCAGGGCGGCGGCTCGACCAACATCCACCTGACGATCGACGAGGCCGTCTCGGACGACACCGATTACGTGCGGTCCCCCACGTCCCCGAGCAACGCGGCGGTGGAGTTCGGTCTCTCCAATCTCGCCGATCCGAACCGTGACACCGGGCACTTCGTGGACTTCCGGTTCAAGAAGGACGCGACGGGGGGCGAGGTCCTGTCGCTCGTCGTCGAGCTGCGCCAAGGGGCCGTGGTCAAGATGACGAGCGACCCCCTCACGGTGCCGGATGAGTGGACGGACCAGTCGCTCGCGCTCTCGGCCGCCCAGGCGCAGAGCATCTCGGACTACACCGACCTGCGGGTACGGCTGATCGCCACCGTCGTCTCGGGCTCCGGGGCGCGCCGGGTGCAGGTCTCCTGGGCCCAGCTCCGCGTGACGGGCCAACGTGCCGCGCTCGTCTACACGAACCAGCCGGCGGACGTGGTCTATGCGGATCTGCTCAATCAGGCGGAGGTGCCGGGCCGCCACCAGGGCCCTGGGATCCTGGACACCCTGACGGTCTCAAAGACGATCACGGACGCGAACGCCATCGACGAGCTGCAGGTCCTCACCGCGGCGTTCGGCAAGGCCGTCGTCTCGTCCCAGGGGCGGATCGTCGCGGTGGATTTCTTCGACAAACGCGCCCCGGTCGCGCACTTCCCGGAGGAGCGGGTGATCCCCCTGCGCATCGTGCCCGGCTTCCGCGAACGGCGGCCGCGGGTGTCCGTGCGCTGGAATTGGGATCCGGCGAACAGCCGGTTCCTCGACGAGGCGATCTGGCAGAGCACGGTCGCCCTGACCAAGCTCGGCCCCGGGCGCGTCGATGCCGAGGAGCGATGGTCCGACGAATCCGGGAAGTGGATCTATTCGGGCGCGCAGGCCAAGGAGATCGCCCGGCGCACGGGCGAAGCCCTCGCGACCGGCCTGCTGCTGTGGCAGTATCGGGCGCTCGACGCGTACCCCGAGATCGAGCCGGCCGATCCCGTGACGATCGGCACGACGCGCTTCCTCGCGAAGGACCCGCACTCCGCTCGGGCGCTCCGCGGCGTGCTCGTCGCCCTCGCGCGCGTGACGGATGTGACGTTCGAGCACGGGGTCTGGGGGTTCACCGGCTGGTTGACCAACGGCTACGCCGACATCTTCGCGGCCGGCGCGGAGAATTACCTCTCGAGCATTGGGCCGAAGCCCCGGATCGTGGAGCTCGAGCCCAACGTCAGCCAGACGGGCGCGGTGACGGCGAAGGTCAAGGTGGAGGAGGGCACGTCGATCCGCGTGGCGGCCGCGGCGGGCAGCGCCCCGAGCGATGCGACGGTCCGGGCGGCCACGCTCGTCGTGCTGGATACCCAGGGGGTCGGGGTCACGGGCTCGCTGGTGACGCTCACCGCCGGCCAGAAGGGCGTGCTCCGGGCCTTCGCCTACGAGAAGGCGGACGGCGCGGGCGCGGAATCGCTCGCGGCGGAGACGGAGATCAGTCACTACGAGGGCGGCGTCACGATTGAGGCGGTGGAGAAGTCGCGCACCGCCTACCAGATCACCTACCGCGCGACGGCGCGGGATGCCGACGGGGACCAGGTCCGCATCGCGTACCGCACGCGCCTCGTGAGCGCCGGTCCGTCCGAGGACTACGCCAGCCCGGCGCCGAGCTTTGACCCCACCTCGAACTACGGGACGCAGCCGCGGGGCTTCGACATCGTCCTCGACCGGACGTTCGGCGCGGGGAGCGACCGCTGGCTCGAGTGTTGGGCGGAGGAACAGAACGGCAACCGGGGGCCGATCATCCGGGAGCTCATCCCGGCCATCAGCTCGAGCGATGCGGAGAGCGCGATCACCAGCTTTGGCGCCAGCGGCGCGTTTGGCGGCACCTGTCCCACCCGGCAGATCACGGACACGATTACGTGGAGCGAGACGGGCGGGCCGGTGACGACGCCGGCGGCGTGGCTCGCCAAGCTCTACGTGTGCGAGCAGGACACGTCCGGCTGCTCGCCACCGGATGTCGGGCCCTTCAACAGCGACGCCGTGAGCGGGGCGACGCGCGCCCCGGTGGGCGACCCCGGCATCACCGAGGGCGCGACCTTCAGCGTCTTCCGGAAGTACCGGATCAGCCTCGAGAACGCCTACGGGGACATCGTGGATGACGACGTGAGTAGCGAGCTCTCGAACACTTACAACTTCTGCGCATAGGGGGAGGGCTGGTCCATATGGCGCGCCGACTCTGGATCTACGTCAGCAAGACCGACCTGGCCGAGACCTATGCGACGATCGCCGAGCAGGCCGTCGCGCAAGCGGAGGCGGACGCGCACCTCGGCGTCGCGAACTGGCGGGAGTGGGACTTCACGCCGCGGATCGGCGGGCCGCTCGGGGAGCTCGTCAACCTCGCCCGCGAGCGCGTGCCCAGCGCCGACGGCACGGGCCGCTGGCGCTGGCGCACCGTCGCCGACGTCATCAAGCACTGGCTTGGGGAAATGGCGGTGGTGGTCTGCCCTGCCTGCGATCAACCCACGACCGAGGACAAGACGCTCGAGATCCGGCAGCTGATCGCGGAACATCGCGCCCGGGTGGCGGCGCTCGAAGCCCGCGTGGCCGACCTCGAGGCGGAGCTCGCCGCGGCGCCGGCGGACACCGGCTAAGCTAGGGCGTGACGAGCACGCTCCAGGTGACTTCTTTCGCTTCTGAGCCGGCCGCGGCCGCAATACAGGTGCCGTAGAACCCCCAGGCCTTCTCGCGGGAATCCACGGCCGTGACGTACACCAGGCGGTCGAGGTCGGCGGTCACGCCGTGCAGCCACGTCCCGACTTCTCCCCGTTCATTGATCCTCGTCGTGTCCGGGAACGCAAGGGTAGAGTCGCTTCCCCAAGCGATGAGATCCCCCGGGCCGCGATCGGCGCAGGGCGCGCCAGCGTTGCCGTGGGCATCGTGCCGCTCAAGCCACAGCCAGGCCGAGTCACCAACGGCCACAGTCACCCCGCCGGCGGGGTGCTGCCAGAACCCCCAGGCGACGTCGGGCATCGCCTCTGCAGTCACGGTGTCGTCCACGAGCACGGCGCCGGTCTCCGGGTCGAGCGCCCGCGCCACGAGCCGCTGCTGTCCCGCCACCGTGCCGAGCGTCCACTTCTGCCGCGCCACGCCGTCGGTCCCCGAGTACGCCACGGGCGCGAAGACGCTCCCGCCGTCGAGCGCCGTCCAGTTTATGGGATAGTTAGGCACCGGCCCCGCGTCGGCCGCGAGGACGCGGAGCGCGATCATGTCCTTCAGCTCGCGCGCGACCGTGTCCACTTGGGCGGCGCCGGCGACCACCTGGAACGCGGTGGGCGTGAGCCGGGCCGAGGGGCCGCCGGCGTCGCTGCAGGCGGCGAGTAGGACCAGTAAGGGCAGGGAACGTCTCATACAAACACCCTCCATATGAAGGCGACAATCACCATCACAGCCCCGACGAGAAAGCAGGCCAGTGTCCACTTGGCTAGGCCCGCTACGACGGCCCGGGCGATCACCTGCTCGTCCTCTGGGGTGAGTGGCATCTCTCCTACGATGGACCGTAGGCCCGGTTTCGGCAACTCGGGGCGTCACGGGTCCGGAGTAACGCAGCGCACACCGCCCACGAGGTCTTAGCCTGGGCTGGTTCATTGCGCTGCCAGTCCCTAGATTGGAAGCATAGTCGGTTAGGCTAAACGTCGGCGAGGGCCCCAGGGGGCAATCCTCTGGGGCCCTTTTCGTTTTCCGGGGGGTCGTGCTGATCCAAGCCACGGAGATCATCGGGGGCCTCGGGCTCGTGCCCAACGTGGCGGCGGCCGTCTGGCTCGTCTACGGCGGGGCGAAGCTGTGGCAGACGCTCCGCGGCGGGAACGGGAACGGCAAGGCCGTCGCCGCCCAGCTCCGGTGGCTGCGCGAGCAGCTGAAGGAGGACGTCGCCGACGCGAACACGCTCTTGTTGGCGCGCTTCGAGCTCCTCATCGGCAACGCGATCCGGGAGGCCCGCCGTGGCTAGGGTCCTCGTGGTCGACGACGATCCCAGCGTGCTCCGCCTGATGCTGACCTGGCTCGCCGAGGCGGGCTATGACGCGATCGGCGCGAGCCGGGTCCGCGAGGCCCAGCTGCTGCCGGGCCCGTTCGCGGCGCTGGTGCTCGACATCGGGTTGCCGAACGGCCAGCCGCGGGACGTGCAGGCGGCGCATCCGGGCGTGCCGACGCTCACCGTCTCGGGCGATCTCCAGGCCGGGTTGCGCAAGCCCTTCGTCGGCCGGGACCTGGTGGCGGCGGTGCAGGCGGTGATCGGAGGCGGCGCGTGAAGCCACCCGAAGAGACCGACAGTTTTGCGCAGCTGCGCGACATGGGCGTGCCGCGGGAGCGGGCGCGCGTGAAGGTGCACAGCACCCGCCGCGGCTGGCTGTTCCTGTTCGCCGGGAGCATCTGCATCGCGGCCGCGTTCGCGTTCATCATCTGGACGATGCACGTCACGAAGGGCGCGCCGAGCGTGGCGCTCCTGATCTTCGCGGCGCTCCCCGGGTTGCCGGGGGCGTACTTCCTCCTCGCCGGCGGGCACCTGATCAGCGGGGACGCCATGCGGGCGGCCGAAGCCTCGGGCGGCATCGTGGCCCGCACGGCAGCGCGGGCGCTGAAGATCGCCCGCGTGAAGGACCCGACATGAGGCTCCAGATCCTGCGCAAGGAGCGGATCCCCGACGGCGTCTTCGGCGAGCTGCTCGTCCTGGGCGACGAGCTGGACGCCGAGCCACCGGCACCGTTGCAGCTGCAGACGATCGAGGATGACTGGCGCGACAACGCGCCCAAGATCTCGTGCATCCCCGCGGGGATCTACACGCTGCAGCGAACGATCTATCACAAGCACGGCTACGAAACGTTCGAGGTCGTCGGGGTTCCGGATCGCTCGCGCATCCTGATTCACCCCGCGAACACCGAGGAGGACCTCGAGGGCTGCATCGGCGTGGGCCTGCGCCGTGGGAAGATCCGTGTCGCGAAGGACGAGGACACGGGTGAAGTCAATGTCTTGAAGCACGCCGTCGTCGCGAGCCGCGAGGCGTTCCGGCGGCTGATGGAGGTGATGGCGCCCGTCGATGCCGCAACGATCGAGGTCATCTGGATCGGCGACTTGGGTCCTTCGCCCGCGGTGCCGGCGTGAGACTCCGCGACCTGCTCGACCCCGACCGCGACTGGCGCACCCTCGCGACGATCCTGCACTACGCCGGCTGCTTCGTGCTCTGCGCGCTGTTCGACGCGCTGCCTGGGTTCGTCGGGATCTCCCTGCTCGGCGCGTTCCTCCTGACCGTGTGGACCGCGGCGGTCTACGAGGCGGGCCAGACCGACGCCGCCTATAGCATCAAGGATGCCGGCGGCAAACGCTACGCGGGTCGGCCGGGCTTCGGGTTCGGGCTCATGGACCTCGCGGCGGGGATCCTCGGGGCACTGACGTGGGCGATCCCCCGCTGGTTCCTCGCTGCGGTGCTCGGATGACCTGGTGGGAGGCGGTGCTCGTCATGTGGGCGACGTGGTGGACGGCGATCGCGCATGAGTAAATCGGCGCTGTTCTGGACCAGCTGTGCGGCGGCGCTGCTCGCGAGTGCGGCCACGGCAGCGGTGATCCCGCACCAGGTTCCCCGGGTGTGCTGCCGGGCAGTCCTCCCCGCGAAGGGCGACACCGTGCGACTGGCCGTGATCTGTGCCGACGTGTACCCCCGGGATTCGCTGGGGGCTGTGCGGATCACGCGGGCATGGGCGCTCGAGAAAGAGGGGGCACGATGACGTTGAGCGGACGGGTTACGGGATACATCGTCGCCGGCGCGATCGCCGCGGCGCTATTGTTCTGGACCTTCGGGCGCATCTCGGCGTTCCTGGGGCACCAGGACGCGATGATCACCGAAGCCTCGCGGGCGCAACTGAAGGTGCACGCGACGCTCGTGCGCCAGCGCCAGCAGCTCCTCGCGCTCGAGCGCCGATTCGCCACCCAGGCGAGCGCCAGCCGCACGGCCGCCGACTCCCTACGCCGGCTCCTCGCCACCGGGCAGCGGGTGGATACCGTGCAGGTCCTCGTCGAGATCGCGACCCGCGACTCGAGCGCCGCGGAGAGCTGCGGGCGGGCGCTGGTCACCTGCCAGGCCCGGGCCGCCTCGGCCGAGGCGGAAGCGGACTCCCTGCACAAACGGCTCACCGACCAGGTCACGGTGCGGGACCGGCGCTGCGGGCTATTCGGCGGGGTTGGAACGGCGGCGGGCTGGAAGGCTGGCGCCGGCCTCACCCTCGGCGTGGGGTGCCGACTCTGGCCCTGAGCCCGCAGACGTCTGCACTCAGGGCTCGGCGCTGGGCTTCTCCTTCGCGAGATCCGCTGCCATCGCCTTGAGCATCTCCGACCGGATCTCGCGCGCCATCGCCGGATAGCCCAGGTCGTCGAGCGCCCCGCACAGCGACACCATGGCCCGCAGGAGGCTCGGACCCTGGAGTTCCTGCGCCTCGATGCCCTGGCGCACGGCGCGGACCGCTATCTCTCGCTGCACGTCCTTCGGCAAGCGTTGGAGTACCTCAAGCACCGCGCCCCAGGCCGACGCCGGCCCTGTTAGTGGGTGGCGGCACGTCTTGGTCCGCAAGTACGGCGGGGCCATCACGGTCGCCCCGGTAGTGGACGCGCCGGCGGGGGTTTCTTGGGCTCCGCGCAAGTCGTCAGCGACGGCGATATGTAGCTGCCGTAGCGTCAACCCGAAGGCGCGCGCAAGTCGTTTCAGCGTATCGCTATCGGGGGCTGTCTCCCGCTTGAAAGTACGGGACAAGACGTCCGGCCCCACCCTTGCACGTCGTCCAAGTTCGGCCTGCTTCCACTCCCGCCGAGCCATCTCTCGCTCGATCCACTGCACGTACAGTTCCGCTAACTCGTTATCCTGCTGGCCCATAGCTCGGGGGTTGACTCTGCTTGGACGACACGCAATATTCTTGGCCGTCATACAACTGTTAACCGTTCCTCGACGGCTGCTAACAAAACGCGAGGCAGCATAGCCCCTCACATGGCCCGTCGCAAGTCACACAAACGGCATCCGCTGGCCAAGGGGCCCCCGGTCGGCGTGCGCCTGAATGAGCAGGAGATGGCCGATCTCACGGAATGCGCCTCGCTTGAGAGCGTGTCGCGCGACGAGATCGTCCACGAAGCGACGCTCCTGCGGGACCTGGGGATGCCCCGTGTCCGCGAGCGGCTCGCCGAGCTGAAGGCCGCCGAGCAGGCGCGGCGCGAGCAGCTCTCCCTCGAGCCCGCGGTCAACCAGTAGCCCATGCCGACCACTCTCCCCGCTGGGAGTCCTGTCGCCATCGCCGAGCCTGTCGCGCCGCCGCCATGCGTCGGGGCCTTCTGGGCCAAGGTCACGAGGACGACAAGCTGCTGGCTTTGGAACGGGGCCACGGATGGCCGCCACTACGGTGTCTTTCACGTTCCTGGGACCAAGAACGGCGTTGAGAAAGCCCACCGCTTCGCATGGCGCCTGACACATGGGCCAATCCCCCCCGGATCCTGCGTTTGCCATCACTGCGACACACCAGGCTGCGTCCGACCAGATCACCTGTTCCTCGGCGATCACACCGCCAACATGCGGGACGCCGCGCAGAAGGACCGCTTCCCGCGCGGGCTTCGGAGTGCGCTTCAGCGCGAACGGATGGCCGACCCCCGGAATCGCGCTGCCATCGCCGCGAAGTTGAGGGGCCCGAGGCCACCCAAGACGCATTGCCGCCGCGGGCATCCCCTCTCCGGATACAACGAGGTGATCGCCAGAGACGGCAAGCGGAGTTGCCGGACCTGTAAGGTCGAATGCACGAGATCGTGGCGCCGTCAACGCGCCGTGGGGACGACATGAGCGGCATTCTCGTTCAAGTGGAAACTCCCGCCGAGCATTGTAGGAACGCGCTGCAGACGCTGCGCGGCGCCGAGGTCGACGCCACGGCCCACATCCGGCTCACGGCCGCCGAGTACGCCGGGATTTGCTCGCGGCTGCACCGCGCCATCGAGCAACTGGAGACCCCTGCGTCGGGAGAACGCGAGATCGCACGCTCGCGTGTTGCTCCAACAGGCATCGGCCCGGCGCAGGCTCCGCTCGATTATGCCGTCAACGACGGCGGTGATGGCACCGACGGCATCGAGCCCTACTCCGACGCGGAGTACACCGGGCTATGACGCCGCCGAACGTCGCCCGCCTCCCGCGCTGGGGCCAGTCAGGACGCGCCGACCCCGTAGCGAAATACGTTGCGCCACGCCTCGGGATGCGACCTGGCGCGGTCGAGCAGCTCATGAAGCAGGTGAATCATCGGTGCGCGGCCATCGTCGCCGCCTTCGTCGCCCTCGGCGACCTGGAGCGCGGCGAGCGGTTCGTCCGGCCGATCCTCACGGCGTGGGACGGGCGCCAGGCCCCGCCGCTCGTGGCCGCGACGTGGCACCTGGCCCAGCAGGCGGACGCGGGCGAGGACGTGGACGAGCTCGCGTATCAGCTCGACCCCTCGGACGCGAATCTCGACCGGCTAATCCGGGCGAAGGACCGCGCCATCCTGCGCGAAGTGGCGTTGCGGGATGCGTTGGTGGCCAAGCAGGCCAAGCGCAGACTGGCGCGATAACCGATGCCCATGACAGAGAGCGAGAAGGACACGATTCGCAAGCTCCCGTGCGGGCAGTGCGGGGCGGTCCCGCCCTTTGCTGACGGCAGCCTTTGTCATCCGCACCGCCTCGTGCCCGCGCGGGGATACGCCTCAGGCAACGTGGAGCCGCGGTGTCCAACCTGTCATGCGGGCGAGGCTGGCCACCGCGCGTTCACAGCACACGCCCGGGCGGCTGGGCTGCAAGTACATGAAGTACATCCGACACTCGCTCGCGAGAATGGCCTCAAGGGGTTTGGCTCCAACCGTGAGGCCGCGAAAGCAGCGAGTCTGCGCGCGCATTCGCTACACCCGACACTCTCCCACGAGGGTGGGCGCGCGAGTTTCGGGGCAGACCGGCAACGAGCAATTGAAGCCGGGCGGAAGGGCGGGCGCCGTTTTCAATCCGTTGACCCCGCTCGGGCTGCAGCGCAGCGGCGTCGTGCGGTGGGCGCATACATGGCGACGATGACGCCCGAGGATCACGCCGCCAAGATGGCGGAGGCACGGAAGGCACGGTGGGCCAAACCCCGCACCCATTGCAAGCGCGGTCACGAACTGACGCCCGAGAATAGGTATCAGTGGCCGAACAGCCCCCGGTGGAGTTGTCGTATGTGTGCCCGAGACCGGCGTGAAGCATATGTCGCCCGGCGGGGGCTCCAGTGATCGGGCATGTGATCGACACGATCGGCCCGCTCTGGCGCATGTCCCTCGCGATCGCCGTGTTCGTCGCGGTCGTCCTCGGGGTCGAGTGGTGGCTGGCGCAGGAGGACGATGTGCAGCGGCTGCTCGACGAGCGCCGCGAGCAACTCCGCAGCGGGACGCGGGACGTATGACCCTGCTCTCCTGGCGGAGCGGGCGCTCGTGGTCCCAGTGGCATATCGCGGACCTTGGCCTGCCGCTCTGCGGGACGCCCGTCCCCGACGCCATCCAGGGGTTCTCGCACCGCGCGGCGCGGCCGCGCGACTGGTTCCACATCTGCGCCCGATGCCGCGAGCTCGCGCTCCGGCGGAGCCGGCCGGCCGGCGAGCCCCAGTGGCGGCTGTCGGCCCGCGATCCGCGCGACGGCACGTTCCGGGAGATCCTGGTCGTCGCCGCCGACACGCACGAGGCGGCGCTCGCTTTCATCCGCGCCAGCGCCGCGCAGAGCGTCCTGGCCTGCAGTCCGGACGACTACCGGCTCGAACCCATGCAGGAATCGATCCCCACCCTCACCGGAGGTAACCCATGACGGAAGCCTCGAAGTCCAAGGCGGTGGCCACGCAGCCCGAGCCGCCGCAGATCGCCGAAGCGCCCGACGCGCTCGAGCAGCAGCTCCTTGCCGATGCGAAGACGCCCCAAGAGCGGGCGCTGGCCTACCAGCTCGCCACCACGGCGCGGCAGCAGACGATGCTCCGCCGGACGGCGATGGCCGTCGCCGAGACGGGCTGGGGGAAGGATGTCTCGCCCGTCGCGCGCCAGGCGGTCGTGCGCTACTGCATGGAGATCGGGGCCGACCCGGTGCGGCACGTGCACATCCTGGGCGGCACCGTCTACTTGAACGCCGCCTTCTGGATGGAGCTCGTCGCCGCGAACCCGAAGTTCCTGCGCGCCGCGCCGACGGAGTTCATCCACGACGACGACCGGGCCACGCCCGAGGAACGCCAAGCGCGGAAGGCGCGGCGGGTCGAGTTCGGGGTGCCCGAGCAGGTCAAGGGCGCGGCCGTCGTCACGCTGTTCTACGCGGGCGACCGCGGCCCGTTCATCGGCGTCAACTGGGCGGGCTCCTACGGGAAGAAGCAGGACCCCGTCGGCGATCAGGACCCGACCAAGACGGCCGAGACGCGCGCCTACCGCCGGGCGGCGATCAAGGCCGAGCCCGCGTGGTTCCGCGATCACCCCCGGCTGCAGGCGGCGCAGGAATTGATCGTGCAGGGTCGCGAGCTCGAGCGGGCGGTGGACGCGCTGCCGCCGCTGGGCTTGAAGCCTGTGGCGACCGACGGCGGGTACGCCGAGGAACCCAGCGCGGCGTTGCCCGCGAAGGTGGGCGTGATCGAGAAGCATCAGCCGAACGCCATCTGCGGGCGCGAGGGCGAGCATCCGCGCGAGGAGTGCGGGCACTTCAAGGCCAAGGCGACGGCGTGAGTCCTTGCCCGCTCTGCGGCGACACGGCGACGCCGCGCCTCACCTACCACCAGGGCGCGCCGGGAACCCCTGACGGGGTCGTGCATCAGAACTGTGTCGTGTGCGGCCGCCACTGGCTGGAGCCGTGGGAGCCGCCACCCGCCCGCGCGTGCGGGTGGTGCGGGGCGGAAACGGTGCGCCGAATGTCGGTGCCCGCGCCGGAGGGCTGGGAGCCGGCCCGCGGGTGGCAGAAGGGGGACGCGCCGCTCGTCCTGGTGCCGGAGTGTGAGGGCTGTGCGCGGACGCGGGCGATCGCCCAGCTGCGCGCGCGCCAGGAGAACCCGGCGATCCTGGACCGGGTGCGGGTGGCGGAAGCGGCGATGCTGGCGGAGGTGGGTGGGAGGACTGCCGCTGCAGCGTAGCGGACCTGGTATGCGTGAGCCGTCCGTCTTGCGCGAATCTCGACGGTCGGTGCTCTGCCGGGGAAGCGAACAGCGTGGGTGACCGGCGACAGGCGTTCATAACGCAACGTCGGCCGGTTGATGCAGGGGTCACACCCGACCGCGCCCTGGCTGGTGGCGTAAAGCATCGGAGCGAGTAACGCACAGCTCGAGGGACGGGCAATGCCTCTAGGCCGAGGCGACGCGGTGAGTCAACGCGTGCGTGAAACCGGGGAGCGCGAGGACGCCCTTCACCAGCGTCCGGCCGATGCCCAGAGCTGCGCCGAGACGGACGAGCGCAGGCACCAGCCAACGTAGACACCCCAGGAAGGGGGCGGGGCTCATTCGGGAGCCGGAGTCAGTCCGCCCCCACGTTGGGACCAGAGTACCGCCCCGGGGCTGGCCAGGACGCCGGTGGACGGCCGCGCCTGAGCCGTTGCGTGAGGGCTGCCGGCACGGCCCAGGGCTTCGACCACCCGCTGCACCACGAGGACGACCCATGACGACCGCGACCCGATCCGCCGCCCTGAAGTTGCCCCAGGTCCTCGCCGACCTGGACCTGAAGCTCGGCAAGGCGCTGAACGCGCCGCTCCGGGAGCTCTGGCCCGAGGGCGACAAGTTCCTGAAGGCCGAGCAGCCGGAGGAGATCGCCAAGATCCTCATCCGCACCCATCTGCACGAGCGGCTCATCAACGCGAAGATCGCCTACCTGTTCCGGCCGGACATCCTGTCGCGCGGGGACTCGAAGCTCACCGTCGCGGCCAAGGCCAGCGGGCCGCTCGCCTTCCTCACCGGGATGGATTTCGTCGTCGCGTTCAATCACAAGCTCTGGCTGCGGCTGACGCCGGAGCAGCGCCTCGCCTGCGTCGATCACGCCCTGTCCGCGTGCGAGCGGGATCCCGACTCGGGCGCCTACGCGGTCCGCCTGCCCGACGTCGCTGAGTACTCGGGCGTCGTGCAGCGGTGGGGCCTCTGGACGCCGCCGCTCCGCGGCTTCGGCGTGGCGATCGAGAGCGCGCAGCTGGAGATCTTCGTGCCGATGGAGCAGTTCGAGGACGCCGAGGAGGAGGATCCACCGCACGACCAGGCGGACGCCGAGCGCCGGCGGATCCAGCGGGGGGGCAAGTGACCGCCGGCGCGGCTGTGCGGCCCACGCCGCAGACGTCTGCACCGACGCCCCCGGGCGAGGTGCGACTGATCCCACTCACCGAGCTGTTCGAGTCACCCTGGAATCCGCGCAAGCACTTCGACCCGGCGAAGCTGCGCGAGACAGCCGAGTCCCTGCGCGTGAGCGGGCAGCTGACGCCGATCACCGTGCGGCCGTGGACGCACAAGGAGCGGGGCGACAAAGTCGCCACGCCGTACTACGAGATCGGCGCCGGTCACCGGCGCTTCCGCGCGGCGCCGCTCGCCGGCCTGACGAGCCTCTTGGCCGTCGTGCGGCCGCTCGACGACGTCGCCTTCCTCGAGCTGCTGACGATCGAGAACAAGCAGCGCGAGGACGTGACGCCGCTCGACGAGGCCGCCGGGTTCCGGATGCTGATGGAGAAGGCCGGCTACGACGTCGCCAAGCTGGCCGCGCGCATCGGGCTCTCGATGAAGTACGTCTACGACCGGCTCAAGCTGCTGCAACTGCGCCCCGAGGCGAGAAAGCTCCTCGAGGACGGGACGATCACCCCGGGCCATGCCATCCTCTTGGCCCGCTTGTCGCCAACGGATCAGCAGCGCGCGATCGGGAATCGGACGCGCAGCTGGCACGGGATCGATGGCGGCCTCTTCGAGACCGAAGACGCCGACGGCCTGGACTTGAAGGACGCGGTGAAGCCGCGCAGCGTGCGCGAGCTGCAACAGTGGATCCACGACAACGTGCGGATGAAGCCCGAGACCGTGGATCCGTTCCTGTTCCCCGAGACCGTCCAGGTCCTGGCCGAGGCAAAGGAGACCAAGGACAAGGTCGTCCACATCACCTACGAGTACCGCGTTCCGGACGGCGCGCGAGACCCGAACGAGAAGACCTACGGGAAGGACGGCTGGAAGCGCGCCGACGGGCGCGAGCGGTCGAAGAAGTGCGATCGCAGCGTCATCGGGCACGTCGTCGCCGGCCCGCACCAGGGCGACGCGTTCCGGGTCTGCGTCAACAAGAACCGGTGCAAGGTGCACTGGAAGGAGCAGGCGACCGCCTATGAGCGGCGGGAGAAGGCCGCCAAGGCCGAAGCCAAGCGTCAGCGCACGGCGGCGGCCAGCGGGAAGGCCCGGAAGGCGCCGGCGCCGTCGGAGCGCGAACGCGCGCAGGCCGCCGTCAACCGGGAGGCCACTGAGGAGGCGGCGCGCGAAGTCGAGCGCCTGCGTTGGGATAAGGCGACACCGGCCCTCCTCCAAGCCCTGGCCGATCGCATCGAGAATTGGGGCCAGCCCGGGGCGACGAGCCAGATCGGCAAGTACATCCTAAAGCATACCGATGCGGTCGCCGGCCGGAGTCGGAACCTCGAAAAGGTGATGAAGCCCGGGCGCTCGGCCGACGACTTCGTCCGGTACATCGCCTTCGTGAATGCTGGCGCGCAAGTCAAGAACGCCTATGACGCGGACGACATAACCGCCGAGCTGCAGCTGTTCGGTCTCGACGCCCAGAAGATTGTCGACCGGGTCGCGCCTAAGCCGACGTCGGAAAAGAAGCAGCCCGCCAAGAAGCCGGCGAAGAAGAAGGCGAAGAAGAAAGGGGGCCGCTGATGCCGCGCGGCGTCTACGCTCACAAGCCAGGCCGTCAGGCCAGACCGACCGACCGACCGACCGACCGACCGACCGGGTGTCCCCGGTGAGCGCGATTGATTGGCCGGCCATGCTCGCCCAGCTCGAGCAGCAGCGCATCCTGCTCGATCAGGAACGTGCGGACGTCGACGCCGTGATCGAGACCGTGCGCCGGCGGGCGGGGCTCGTCGTGCCGGCCGGCCTTCGGCTGCCCCCGGCGCTCAACGACGGCCCGAAGCGGAAGCCTGCGAAGGCTGCCGCAGCGAGCAACGGCAAGAGCAAGATCACGCCCGCACAGATCGCCACCATGCGCCGGTTGTTCGAGTCGGGCGCGTCGAGCGCGGAGATCTGCAAGGCCGCCAAAGTCACGGACGCGACGATCTACCGGCGCGCAAAGATGGAGGGCTGGAAGCGGCCGAAGGCCGAGAAGCCGCCGAAAGGGGAGCAGCTCTCGGGGAGCGTGCGGTGCAACCACTGCGGGACGATGACGGACTACGACCCCTGCAGGTCCTGCGGCAAGAAGCTCACGCGGAAATGGTAAAGAAGCGCCCAGGGCCCGCGGCGCAGGCTCCCTACGGCCACAAGTGCGCCGCTGAGGGCTGCGAGAAGATCGTGCCGAGCGACATGCTGATGTGCCGCAAGCACTGGTTCAAGGTGCCCAAGGATATCCGCGACCGCGTCTGGGCGAGTTACCGCGGCGGCATGGATGCCGAGTACGACGTGGCGGTCGCCGCCGCCGTCGACGCAATCCGCAAGCGCGAAGACGATGCCGAAGACGAGGGCGGCTACCACGACGAAGCCCCGCTTTTCGATCCCGAGGACGCTGGCCGGTGATCGTGCTCGACTGGATCGTGCGGCTCTGGCTCGCGGTGGCCTGGCTGACCATGACGGCGGTCGTGGCGCTCCTCGCGCTGCTGCTGTGGCCGTTCCTCCGCGCGGCCCCGCATCTGCCCCGTCGGGGGATCGCGCCGGTCGACAAGCGGCAGGCCCGGCTCGACGCCGGACTCTTGCCGCCCCCAGGCGACGGCTGCGGCTGCTGCGGCCAGGACTGCCCCCCAGGCGAGCTGTGGTGCTACGCCTGCCGCGGGCACGTCGGGAGCGAAGGCCAGCCGCACGACCGCACGTGGTACGCGATGTATGGGGTCGACTGCCCCTACACGCCAGAGCCCGACCGGCCGATCGAGGAGACCCGCCTGATGCCCCGCGCCGAGCAGCGAGACCTAGGGGACGAGGATCAGGTTGCCGAGGGGTTGGGCATGGAGGCGAGGCCGGTGCCTGCGTGGGAATGGGGCTCCGGTCCCAACGGCCGGCGCTACGTCCGCACCGCATGGCCGTCGTGGACCACGCCGCTCGAGCTGCTGCCGCGCGCGGAGCGGGAGCTCTGGCGCGAAGCGGTGAAGGCGAGCCTGTGAGCGCACCACGAATCGTCGATGCGATCGCCGCCGTGATGCTGGTGCTCGAAAAGAAGGACGCGCCCCGCCGGGATGTCGTGGCGGCGTTCGAGGGCGTGGCCCCTGAGCCCGACGACTGGTGGTACGTCGTGGTGGTGCACGAGCACGACGATGAGTGGAACCTCTATCTCGTGTGGCCGGATGGCGACGAGACCGCGCCGGCCAGCGAGTACGACCGCGTGGAACGCGGGATGGTCGTCCGGGACCGTGGCAACTCTCTCTCGCAGCCCGAGGCGCTCTTCCAGGCGCTCGGTATGGCCACGGGCATCATCGATCAATGAGCGACTCGTCGCTGCAATTGGGATTCCAGGCCCTCGAGGAGACCGCGGCGCGCGAGGCGCATCAGCGGCTCCTTGCGCAGCTCGTGCCGATCGCCCAGGGCCTCGCGCGGATGCGACCCGAGGGCATCACCGTGGCCGACGTCCGCCGCGAAGCCGCGCGCTACGGCCTCGTGCCGGCGAGCGGGCCCGGCCGCGAGCTGAGCTTCCTCGGCGCCGTCATGCGGAGGGCGGGGCTCGTCGGCACCGAGGAGTTCCGGCGCAGCGACGTGGACGCCAGCCACGGGAACCTGCATCGTGTGTGGAAACGGCCATGAGTAAACGGAAAGCCCTGTCGAAGAAACTCCGGTTCACGGTCTTCGCCCGTGATGGTTTCCAGTGCCAATACTGTGGGCGGAATCCTCCCGCTGTCATCCTGCAGGTCGATCATGTCGTGCCGGTTGTGGAGGGTGGGGAAGATACCGAAGACAACCTCATCACGTCCTGCCAGGAGTGCAATCAGGGGAAGGGCCGTGACCCGGCCACACGCCCCCTGCGGCCTGCCGTTCCCGAGCGCAGTGCGCAAATCGCGGAAGCCGAGGAACAGCTCGCCGAGTACCGGAAGCTGCTCCAACAGCGGGCCTCGCGCGTCGAGGAGGACGTCGAGCTGATCGTTTCGCAGTACGAGGATATCGCCGGGGCACCCTGGACACTCACCGAATCCGGGAAACAGAGCGTTCGCCAGTGGTTGCGGGACTGGACAGTCGAAGATCTAAGGGAGGCCCTCTCGATTGCCGTGGCGTGGCTCGGTCCCGGCAACCAAGGGCTCTTCGCCTACGTTGGTGGCATTCTGCGGAAGTGGCGCACAGAAGGACGGCGGTAAGTGGCGCGCGCCCGCTGGCTCAAGCCAGAGTTCTTCACCGATCGCAAGATCTGCCAGGTCTCCGATCGGGCGGCGTTCGTGTTCTCCGCCATCTGGGTCGAGGCCGACGACGGAGGGGTAGCGCCCGGCGATGCCCAGGACCTGTTCGGCCGGCGGTTCATCAAGCGCGCCCGCTGGGGGTGGGACGTGACCGCCGTGGAGAACGCACTGGTCGAGCTCGAGAGCGCAAACCTCCTGCGGCGGTTCGAGCACCGCGGCGAGCCGTTCGTGCTGATTCCGGAGTTCGCCCGCAAGCAAGGGATCAAGCCGAAGCTGTGGCGGCACTTGGGCGAGGATCACAGTGCCGTGGTGGACGAGGTTCTATCGCGTTCGAACGGGGCAGGACGGCAGACGAACGGCGTTTTACTGCCATCTACCCCTAAGCCGTTAGCCGTAGCCGGTAGCCATAAGCCGGAGCCAGAGCCGCAGCCGAAGCCGTTGCGCAGCGCAGCCGCACAACAGGCGTGGAACGAACTCATCCGGCAGGTGCCCGAGGCGTACCGGGATGCGATCGTCGGCCTCGTGCGCGCCGCTTCAAGCCCGGAGGCGGTGGTCGCCAGCATCCGGGCCGCTGGCCCCGATGGGGTCAATCAGTGCGCCCCAACCTGGGAGATCGTGGGGCGCGCCGTGCTCGAGCTTCAGGCGGCGGGTGGCGGCTTCTCACCGCTGCGGCTCGCGGCGTTCTGCCGGAAGCTGCTCGAGACCCCGCCGCCCGCGAAGGGCAAGGAGTACGAACGCATGGAGCAGGAGGCCCGGCGCCTCGAATCGCAGGCCGGCCGATGAGGGGCACCCAGCTGTCCCGCGCGTACATGATGCTCGAGCTCGCGCGGCTGCTGCGCGTCCACAAGCGCCCCGCCTGGGCGCCTGACGACATCCAGGCCTTCGCCGGCGACTACGTCGCGATCTGCGATGACGTCTCGGCCGAACAGATGACCCAGGCGGTCACCAGCTACCTCAAGAGCTCGGCGCGATTCTTCCCGAAACCGGGCGAGCTCCGCGTACTGGCCCGCGACCAGCGCGGCCTCGACATCCCCGGCGCGGATCCGGAGTCCTTCGACGAGTGGATGCGCCGCGGCTGCGAGGACCAGCACGGCCGGTTCAGTCCCTGCCCCGCGTGCGGCCGGGCCTGGCAGGCCCAGCCCCGGGTGACCCTGGTGCACGACCACGCGCGCCACCGGGCGGCGGGGCTCCCCTGTATCGGGAGCTGCGACGAGCCGACGTGCCTCGGCACCTACGCGGTGCCGCAGCGGTGCGCACCGACCGCGGTCAGTGCGGGCGAGGTCTGGGTGGCGCCGGGCAGCTGGACGTCGGACCTCCCGGCGCGCGCGAAGGATCCACGGCCGTCGTTGGAGCTCGTGACGGCGAGCCCGGCTCGCGAACGGGAACCCGGCGAGGAGCCGACGCCATGAGCGTCATGTCCGCGCGCCGCGGCCGGCGGCCGCAGTACACGGAGGCCGACGTGGCAGAGCTCCGCCGGCTGGCGCGCTGGTACGAGGCGATCGCGGACGACTACGGCGCGGCGACCGGGACGACCAGCGATCGGGCGAAGCTGGCGGAGCTGTGCCAGCACGCG